ACTCACTGTTTCCCAGCGCCGTGTAGCTTCAGGATGCTTTCTAGTACTTGTTGTCTTATCAATGAGATTAGTAGCAACCCCGATGTCTACCATAAATCAGAGACAGAGGACGCGGTTCAGCTACGTTCTCGTGGCTCGGACTGTCAATCCTCACCATGTAACTAATTGGGGTTATGATTCCGATTTAGCTTCCGTTTTACCGGAGCGGCTAACATTGACTTATTGAGAGAATGCCACGCCTTAACCCGCAACGGTACTAAAGACGGGACCTTCGCCTCTTTTAACGGAGACTTAGGTTTTGTCGATAATACCGCTACAGGTAAAGCAGCAGCAACCTTCTCAACTTCATCACATGCCTCTAGAACGCTATTTATTTCGTTCTCGCTAGGCATTACAGAACCACTGATCTTCGAGATCATTAACTTAATATCACCCATCTTAAAATCGAACGAGGCCTGCAGATCCTCGATGATGTACTCTCGCCACCACGTCTGGCACCTAACGGCCAAATCCCCTTTGGGGGGAAAAGGAACGTTAGTGTTAAGCTCAAACTTCGAAAGGATTAGCGAAACTCGCTTCTCAATTCTAGGAATGAACTCAACGCGCACCCTACGCAGCAACGATTTCTGCACCGAGTCTCTGCCTTTGACCTCAGCAGACCGGAACGCCTTTCGTCCAAAAGACGCCATAGTAAGCCAAGACCAAAGTGTTCCCTCAGGACGAACAGAAGAGGGATGCGAAATTAAGATTAACAATGAGCGGAGTTTCCGCGGTAACTTACCTAAGATACGGTTTCCCGCAGCAGAGGAAGCCCGCAGCCCAACGCCCATGTATTTACTAATCCGGAAGATCGAGGTGGTCTTGCCTGTCAGTCCCTCACATGCCCGAATTACTTCAGGCACGAAAGAGACCCCGAGCAAACCAACCGCCGCTCCTACCAGAGGAAAAGGAGTAACCTCCTCCCCTTTGTAGAAGAAGCGTTTGGCAAACTCGAGTGACAGGTTTGACGAAACAATGGATTTATGAAATCCAATGTCCACCCCGATCTCCTTCATAATAGACACATACTGAGTAGCGACAGCGTTATTGGCTATAACGACATCGTCACCCAATACTGCATAATCAGGAAACCAGTTGCGCCACCCTACACGATAGGCCGAAAATTGGACTATCGCGTGGTGAGTTATTGCCAACATAGCCCAGGAAGATAGCGCACCCATAGGCTGACCTACGGCGTACTTCACGGTTCGGAATTTGTTTCCAAAAGTCTGTGTAAACAGACGCGGGAGAACATAATCCCTATCGCAAAGGACCGCACGCCAGCTCTCTGCATACGCCCTTCCTGCGAATGCCGCCAACAACCATTCTTGCAACAGAACAGGTAATCTATCTGTCGCTGCTGACAAGTCATATGAATAGACTTGCCTCTGACCCTTCTTCTTACAACGATCAACCAAATCCTTTACGGGCTTAACCTGATTAAAGGTTCCGTCCTGAGGGATCCGGCGGAGAATTGCGAATAAGGCCAGATGCAGCGGAGATAGCACCCACTGTGTAAAAATGTCCACCATCGCGAATAGACGAATCTTTCCGGGTTCTTCCCGAGTACCTAACTTTCCAAGATCCTCGGCTGGACCAGCCGGGACGGGCTTCCCAGGACCCAAAGGATTCTTTCTGCGACCCTCCCCGATCTCCCGGCGAAAGTTCTTAATTTTCTGCCAGGATTGCGAGGCGGCTTCCCAGATCGGACCCTCAAGGTAATGAGAACACCCCGAGTATAATGCCAAAGCCCTTAGATGCATGATGAGATCGGGTCGGGAGACCCACCCGATCGCATCAAGAATCACATTGGCGATGGACACTACACCCCCTCTTGAGTTAGGACCAGATTTCAAAATAACTAGCCGCCGAATCTTCGATTCAAGCTCCTTCAACACCCACCAAGTCCTGACCCTATCGGGCGGATTAGCCACCTCAGCATAAAAATCTGGGTATGGCTTCTCCTCGATCTGGCCAGTCTTGTCGGATTTGTAGACCAACTTGGTCGAAAATCGAGAAATCTTAAAGGAATCCCAAGCCCAGCGTAGGAACACTTCATTTACAAAGTGTCTCCACGCTGTCTCAAGTTCCCATGAGAGTTCCTTACCAGGAGTAATGATAGTCTTAATCGATAATTTCCCTCGGAAGACCAATACCCGGTAAAGGGTAAAGAGGGCCAACCAAAAGCGAATCACCGACGTATCCCCACCTTTAATCCTAGCACGATGGTTAGCAGGAATCAATCTGGGGAGTCCCCCATGAGAGACCGAGACCGCGCAACCAGCGTCGCGGGAGGACGGAAGTGGCTCTCCAGAAATTGCTCTTAGTAAAACTAAGTTGCAAGCCTTGAGATACACCGCCGCCCCCCTCTGACCCTGCTTGCGGACCAACGCAACCACGAACCTAGCGTATACGGTAGCGGCCTTTACCCAACTAGTGGAAGCTGACCCTACGATCAACGGAATCACTCTCACGAGTAATCCCGTCAATCGCGAAACGCTTTTTACAGCGCTCTGCCAAATAGACGAAGCAGTCTTCAGCTGTAAAGCTGTTGCTGTTTTCATTATAATGATTAAGTATAACCCTAACCACCATAACCCAGATCCTAGATCTGTACCCAGATAAATGTTACGATATCTTAATCCCTTTGCAGAGATTAACCCTTGATACTATCTCAGGCAGGCCTAAGGTCTCGAAGCCGGATCTATCCTTCAGTTTCCGGGCACCCCCGTAAGGGTGAACGGGCTGCAGGCAGCCGGTTAAGGCCGAAAGGTGAGTTCCAAAGGTTGCCCAGAGCAACTAGGTTCACTCAGATAACCCCCCCAAACTGAAGACTAGAAGTCTCAGTATGCCAAAGCAACGATATCAAATACCGTAGACCCTGCGACCGAACCTCAATCCCCCCGTAATCCTAGGGTGATCAAACCCATCATAGGCCGAAGGTGAGGACAAGGACGAATCGCATTACACTTTAACACTGCCACTTCAAGAAGTGCATTCAGCTTGAGAACTTCGCTCGACCTGGATATCTCCAAGTCTAACGGGCTTGCGCCTATCCTCGTTTAGCTTAGCTCAACTGGGTGCCTTTTACCGTAACCTAGACCGAAGTCTAGTTCCATAACTCGATCAATGTAGACCATACCGGGTCGGGGGCTTTCCATCATCCGGCGCTCTTAACGCGTTAGATGTCCAAAGCTAGGTCCATCATCATTATATCTAATGACTAGGAACGTCGCGTATCGCTCAAAATTATCTCCCTATGCGGGAATAGTCTACACCCGATGGTGCCAATCTACCAAGACAGTAGACGGGACCACCGTTGATCAAGGTCTGGGATCACGGTTAACCAAGCTCTGAGAGAGACAATCACTGCTCCAGGGACTACGGATCAAGTAGCCCAAGGATGCTTCGCCAATTAAGGCAAATACAGCAATACGTCTTAGCAATAAGACTTCATTGCCAGAGGCCCTTT